GACGCCAGTCAGCACATCTGCGGGACGTTTGCCGTTTCGCTCGGCGTCTGCTGAAATCACATCGGTAACGTTCATGGCTGGCGTAGGTTGGTTTGGTTCTACGGAGTTTACCCCCAAGGGGTTTTACCGTACAGCCCCGTCAGGGAAGGCGCGAGACGAAGTTGGCCGTCAAAATCACAGACGGAATGGCCGGTCTAGCGGGGGAAGTACCCTCGGGATACGACTCCAGAAAAACATCCGCGCCATCAGACCACCACGCAATAGCCAAATAATCCGTGTCTGGGTCGGTAACCGTGAAAATACCCGTGATTGTGGCCACGGCATGAGCCCACACTGCTTCGCTTTTCCGGGCAGCAATGTCGAGCCGGGTGTTGGACAGCGGGTAGTTTGCCGCGCTGTCTTTGGCCCAAACCTCGATGATCTGGGAGTCGTTCCCACGGTTTGTGAACATCAGACTGAACGTCACAAGGTACTGCCCGGTCTGCTCAAACCAAATCTGGTACCCACTACGCACCTCAATGGCCTGCTGGATCACCGGCACGTTGTACGTCACCAAGTTCTCAGAGGTAATACCCGCGTTTGCCTGATCCTGATTGCTCATGAACATGGCATGCGGAAACTGCAAGTTACCACCGCCGTTCTCCCCAACCACCCCGTTGACCGTGCGGGTCAGGCGGTTGTAGAACAGTCGCTGGACGTTGTTGAGCTGGTCCTGATACGGGCGACTGTACTGCTCAGTGCCAAGCGGTAGCGCTGGTGGTTCGACTTGTAGGGAGCTGCCAGACATCAGCGTCTCCCGTCTGGGCGCATGTCAAGGCGTGGCGAGCCCAGCTGCCAAGCAACGCCCAAATTGGCCGAAGACACCTTCATAACCATTTGCCGCCCACGCACACGTACAAAAACCTGCCCGGTAAACTTCTCAATCGGCACTGTGGCAGATCGGGTAATTGTGGATACATTGGTGCTACCCACCGATGCAGGGTCGGTGTACCCTGCGCCCGAGTTGGCCATAGGCAGGAGCGTCATGACAATCGACGGGTTGGCCGCGTTAGACCCTGAGAAGTTAACGTCTGGCAGCATGCGCCAGATGAACATGAAATTGTGCCCGTCGTCCAAGTCGAATTCCGACGACGTGATGTACGCCTCGATTGGCTGCACGCTGTCGGTCTCGGCATTGTCTGTGCCTGTCTCATGGGCGACCAAGTTGTAGCTGTAAGTCGCAGCAATCGGAGTATTGGAAATACCGGAATCAACCCATGCAGTGCGGCCCATGGAACCGTAGTACCACACATCTTCCGCGTAGTTGTACACGGCGTAACTGTTTACTTCAACGCTGTCGTCTGCGCAGTAGAACCACCAAATTTCATTAAACGCTTCGTTGGTGCCCGCGAACACCTGATGGTACTGATCGGCATTCAACCGGTTAAAGATAAATTGGCGAAGGTCGCAGCGCAGCGTTTGTGTGCGGCCGTCGTACTTGTAGAACTTGTCCACGCCCATCCAGTACGCCACGCCGTTGGCGTAGGCCACGGCATTTTCGCTGGCAATCGAGACGTTCTCACCAACAAGCTGCGCTCCCCAAACCACGGGTGCACCGACGTACTGGAGTGAATACAGCGATGTGTCTGTCCACACCAAGATTTCCTGACGGGACTGCGTGGCAGTGACGATCTCAGACCCTCTTGACAGACGCAGGGAGCCTGCTTGGTTTGTAGCCGCAGGAACCCAGTTTGTGGCGTCTTCTTGGTCAGACCAGCGGATCAACATGGCGTCAAACACCCCGCCGTCTTCGCACCCCATGGCAAAAACAAAGCGGCTCACGTCAGAGATCAGCAGGTAGTTCTGCTTGGTGGGAACCCCCGCAGCGCCCAAAAGGCTGGACAGCGCCACGGCACGAGTGCCTGTACCGGCAGACGCATCCCAGTAGTAGATCGCGCCCCCGCGAGGGCCAAAGATCAGGTCTTCACCAAAGTTAGACTGGCTCCACAGACGCAAGGAGTTATCAGACTCCTGCCCGATACCCCAAGTGCCGGAACCCCAAGTAGAAGCCCCCCACCCGGTCAGCGGCACGGCGATGGCGGTGCCCGTGTTGATCTGGTACGCAGCAGTGACCGTACCGCCACCCGTCGCCGATGAGGAAGCCGGGGTAGCTGAAGCAATCGTGAACGTGTTGGCCAAGGAGTTGACCGTGACGATCTGATATTCCCCATTGAGTGTCAGCCCGCCAACTGCGGTAGCTCCACTGAAGGTAACAAAATCGCCTTCGAGCACGTTACCAAGACCGGGGTCTGCGACAACCACGGTGGTCTGCCCGCTCGTTGTGGTGAACGGGTTTGTCAGCGTATTGGTCTCTGCGATCGGGGTGACGTCGTAGTAGTTGCCGCCGCCCTCGATGTAGAACTTGAGGTTGGTGCCCACACCGGTGTAGATGATGCCTTCCAGCGTACTCCACTGATGCAACGACCTGCACACCCCAAGGTAGGTAGACTCCGAGATGCGCTCCCAACCACCGATCTTTTCCGGTGTGCCTTGGCGAAACCGGACCTTGTCCGATTCGTACCAACCCCCTTCGGTCGTATACCGAGTGTTCTCGCGGTTCACGCCGGGTTTGAGGCTAAGTTTTTTGAGTGGCACGGGTTACCTCATTCGGACAGTACGGCCAGCGCGTGGCTGATGTGTTTGATGCGATCTTCTAAGCCAATTGTCCCACCGTTGATCTTCTTTGTCATCCCAACGTAGTCTTTGGCATCCGCCTCGCGGTTCAAGCCTCGCTTATTCCAGTACCATCCGGCCGTCAAAGCTGCGTACTTTGGACCGCACACTAGGTCAGGGCTTGCCACAAGGTCTTCGCCAAGCGCGTCGCTGGCCAAGCGGTAATTGTCTTTGCCAGTCAACTGGATCAGGCCGCGCCCGCAGTACAGGCTGCCTTCCCCGGTCTCTTCAGTTCCATTGCCCATCCGGCCGCCATAGACTTTGTTGGCAATCTTCTCTGGGTTGCGGTGGTATGGCTGCGCAGCTTCAAGGGTTGGAAACCGGCTTGGCCAAACACGGCAAAGCGCCTCGGCACTGTAGTTCAGGTTTTCCCGCAAGGTCTTGAAGTTGCCGGACTCATGTGCACACTGGCCAATGAACGCGGCCATACGCAAGGGGGTGTTGATCTCGTACCGAGCAAAGACGTCATTCAGAGGCTCCAGCCAGTCGTCGTCTATGTGAAGCGCTTTGAGTTGCTCGGCCGTAATCATTTTTTTCCCTTCATGTCCGCCAACTTCTCAACAGTGCGGCCTCCGAAGTAAGCCAGAAAGATGATTTGGCCCCACTGACCAAGCAGCTGGACATAGGATTCCTGTGCGTTGTATCCAAAAGCCGACATTGCGGTAAAGATGAAGTACGCAACGAAGATGGCAATCAGGGCCATGGGGCGGATATTTTTAGACAGCCATGAGTCTGAACCCATATCGGATTTCCAGCGCTCCGTGACATTGTTTTGCTCGGTCTCGAACAGCTTGGTGTCGTTGGCCATCTTCGCCAGCTCACCGTCTTGAGCCAGCTTGGCCAAATCCATCTGGGCTTTGGCTTTGGCTTCGGGGTCGGGGATCAGTTTGTCGATGAGCTTGCCGCCCACCTCAAGCAGTGCAGTCAGTGGAAACATGTCATGCCCCCTTTGAGGTGGTGATGGTGTCTTCGCCCTTGGCAACCGTAACCTTGTCGCCTTCAACCGTGACCTTCATGGGCGGCTCCTTGCGGTCCAGTCTGTCGAGCTTGTCGATCAAGTTCTTGATGACCTCAAACTCGGGCTTCTCTTGCTTGGGTGCGGTGCCTGCAATACCGTTGAGCATGGAGATCAGCGCCGTCAGCGCGGCACCAAGCAGGCCCATCACAGCAGCAATCTTGTCGTTGTCCAAAACGATAGACGCGCCCACCCCGATGGCGATGATGAGGGTGATGTAAAAGAGGCCACCCTCACCGATGGCCTTGCCTGCTACCTCTTTGGCGCTGTTGTTTGCGTGCAGCTTGTCGAGCTCGACTTGTGCCTGCGTCTTAATGATGGCCAGCTCATGAGCCAGATTTCGCTCGTCCATGCGCCCTCCAGTTAGGCTTCAGTTGCAACAGCGATGCAGTCCCAGATGGTTGCGGCATTGTTGTAGACCAGCGTTACGTATGTGGTTTTGCTGGCCACAGTCGTAGACGGCAGCGCGGCACCACAAGAGCGGTATCCGCCAGCACCAGAAGCCCACGTCGTTGGCTGGCCCACACCCGCATCTTTAATGCGCAGGCGCAACTGCTGACCGTCCGTGGGCGTGCCCGAGGGCGCAGCAAATGTGGCCGGCTCCGCCAAGGCCGTGATGTTGTACTGGTCAACGACATCGCTTGTCGGGGTAATCGTGGCAGCGGATGTGATGCTGTTGATGCGCGTGGTGACACGCTTGTTGGTCAGCGTCTGGATGTCTGTCGTACCGACAACGGCTCCAGCAGGGGCTGCCACAGCGGTCATAGGGTCAGTACCAGAGGCCTTCACAAGACCGCTGAGCGTGCCTGCGCCGGTGCCACCGCTGCTTACTGCCAGTGGCTCGCCAAGCGAGAGCGCAGGGACAAACGAGGCGGCAGGCACGAAGTCCGAACCGTCCCACACCACCACACAGGACTTCCCGGCGGGGATGGTCACACCGGTTGTGCCTGATGCCTTGAACACGATCGACTGTGTGCCGCCCGTACTGTTGATGACGACGTACGCCTTGCTCTGCGCAGGGGCCTCGATGTTGCGCGTCACGGTACCCGTGGCGGTCCACAAAATGATCGGCTGACGCGCTTGGTTTGCCACCAGCGGGCTGGCGGTCAGGATGACGTTCGCATCCGCAGCGATTTCGGTCGTACCGGCGATTGCGGCATCAAGCAACTCGATGAGCTGGGCGTTGACGGTCGAACCCCAAGTGCCGTTCAGCGTACCGGTAGTGGGTAGTACAAACCCTAACAGCGTGGTGTTCGCCATAACAACTCCTTATTCGCCGCGTGCGTCGCACCAAGCGTTGACCGTGTCAATGATCATCTGGTCTGTCACTGGGGAGCCGTCAGGCATTGTCTGCGGGCTTTTTGCGTTCATCGCAAGCTGACGCTGGGTCAGCGTTTCACGTGTCAGCACCAACACGGAGTCGGGTACGTAGTAGTTGCGGTTGGCGAGGTCTGGGGTCCATCCCACAAGCGTGTTGTTGCTCATGTCTTGAAAATAGCCACCATCTTCAACCCATGCAGGGGTAGTTGTGCCTCGCCCTTCGCGGGTCATCATGTATTCAATAATCATGTCTTGGACTCCAGTTTAAGCATGTAATCTTGGTTGGTGAAATCGGACACCCCAAAAATACGTTCGGAGGTCTTGGCTACATTGGCAACATATTTGTCAGCCATCTGATCCAGAAAATCCTCAAGGCTGTTGCAGTGCGGTAGCTCACCGTTTGCAATTTGCTGCGCCACAAAGTTAATGTAACCTGACACCTCGGCCAGCGCAACTTGTGGGTGCACGCCGTACTGCTGCAAATACTCGATCGTCGATGTTTGGGCTCGGCCACCTTCAAGCAGGTTACGGTACATGAGCTCAAAACCACGACGCACGTGGTGATGGCTTTCTGCCGCTTCAAATGTGCGCTCATCCCATTCGCCAATACCATGCTTGGCTTCAATGTTTTTGTACACGTCAACCAATGTGGCGATGTCTTTGAACGCGCCGTTGATCTTGGACTCCAACATGTCAAGGCTGACGTGCTTTTGACGCAGCTTTGCCTGCGAGACGGGGTCTGTTGCGCTGGCCAAACCTTCGATCTCAGCAACCGTCTCAGCGTGCGTCACCTGAGCCTCGGCCAGCGCCATCTTGCGACGCTCCACTTCAGCCAGAATTTGACGCAGCATCCGCATCGGGGATTGACCGTTGAGCATGGTCAGTGACATCAACGACAGCGTGCTCTGGCTGTTATTGCGATCAAACGCACGGGTCTTTTGGTCGAGCTCGGGTAGGAACTCGTTTACCTTGGCCACGGCCACGGCATTGATTTTGCCCGCTGCGACAGCAGGCAGGCTAAAAGAGATGGTTGAAGTTGTAAGTTCTGTTGCCATGTTCACACTCAGTTGACGGTGTACCACTTGTTGCTCAGGTACATCCGCACGGTATTTGTAGACGTGTCCCACCAAATGTCTCCCCCTTTAGCCGGGGAAGGGTCGCTCGCTTGGGAGTAGGCCACCCGGACCACATACCCGTTACCCAGTTGGATATTGGTTGGGAAATCGACCGGGGTAGACCCGTTCTCGTTTTGAATGGTGTTGGTTTTGAGTGTGCTCATGTTAAACAGCTCCAGAAACTGCGCCCATCCTGCCTCGGGCAACGGTTAAATTGCCAAAACTCGTGGAGTTGCCCGGGGTCGCCATCGTGAAATACTGAATATCAGGCGTCAGACCACCTTGTGCAAATATCGCGGTATTCGCGTTGTTTGTTGCAGAAGTACCTTGGTACGCCCCACCCAAGTTACCAAACGATGTGCCGTTGCCGGGGGTATCAATCGTGATGTACTCCACAGCGGCAGATGAGCCACCTCCGATCAGCCCACGTGTAAGGTTGCTGCATCCGGTAATGCTAGAGTAGGTATTGACAAGCGTGCCAAAACTTACTGCGTTACCCAATGTGGCAATCGTGATGTAGTCGATTGTGTTGACCGCAGCGAAGCTGGCATTTGTGCCCCCGGCAAATACCGCCTTCGTCGTCCCAGAGCAACCCGCAAGGTCTCCCCGCGCTACGGTTAGCGTACCAAAACTTGTTGTGTTGCCGGGCGTGTCAATGGTGATGTAGTAGATCGTGTTGTACGCACCGGGGCCGCTTGGCGTCCCGCCAGCAATAATCCCTCGAACCGCGTTGGACGCTCCAGCAGCATTGTTTGTGGTCGCAGCAAGAGACCCAAACGACGTGGTGTTGCCCGGAGTAGCGATCGTGATGTAGGACATGGCGGTACCACTATTACTGCCCATGAACACGCCACGCGTATCGCTTGCACACGAAGCGGCGACTGCGCCAGCGGTTGCTATGGTACCAAAACTTGTGGCGTTTCCCGGTGTAGGGATCGTAACGTAGTCGATCGTGTTGTAGTTAGGGCCAGCCGTACCACCAGCAAACACCCCCCGTGAGCCGTACCAGACTGTTGGGGGCGCGGTCACGCTCAGCGTATACCAAAGTCCCGCGTTGTACTGATAAGCAGTTGTGCCCGTCCACCAAACAGCCCCGCTACGTGGGGCAGTAGGCTCCCCCACCTGATCGTAAAATTCGGTGGGTGTGATGAGCGTTGCAACAGATGTCCCGCCGCTGTTAAGCCCAGCCGAGAAGTTGGGGCCGCTGGTGCCTGCTACGTTGCTAAGCCGCGCAATGTTCGTTGTGCTCATGGTTAGTTTCCAGAAGAAGATGCTGGGCCATAGCGAGAAACTGACAACGACCCAAAACTTGTGGCGTTACCGGGGGTAGCCATAGTCACATAATCCATGGTTGCGTATGCGGTGCTAACCCCGTTGAACCCACCGCCAAATACCGCCAAAGTCAAGTTAGAAGACGCTGCCAGATAACCCCTTGCAAGTGTCAACGAGCCGAAAGAAACGGCGTTGCCTTGGGTTGCAAACGTGACATAGTCAATTACACTACTTTGAGAGCCGCTAACCTGCCCGCCAGCAAACAAGGCGCGCGTTGTATTCCCGCACCCAGCAAAAGGCTGAGCTCTATTGACTGACAAAGTCCCGGATTGTGTGGCTGTGCCGCCAGTTGCCAGCGCCATGTACTGATTCGACGGTGTACTCATCTGAAACAATGACGCAAACAGGCCAGTAACCCCATCCGATGCGCCTACCATGTTTGATGTTGCGGTTACCAACGTCCCCAATGAGGTACCATTACCGGTAGTTGTGGTGGTGATGTACTCGACGGAAGTCACGCCGTTATCACCGGCAGCAAAAGCAACGCGTGAAGAACTAGACGCTGCTGCGGGTTGGGCACGAGTCGTTGTCAGCGACCCAAATGCCGTTGTGTTTCCAGTGGTCGCAAATGTGATGTAGTAAATTGCGCTGTTCGGTGTGCCAAAGTTCATACCGCCGGAAACAATACCGCGTGAGCCATTGGACCCCGCCGCCATAAACCCCCGCCCAGTAGGCATTGTTCCAAACGAGACGGCGTTCCCCGGGGTAGGGATTGCCGCGTAATCCATGGTGGTGTAATACGTTGCGCCGTTACCAGAAATACCACCAAAAAACACTGCGCGATCGCCTGTATATACAGGGGGAACGACCGTTGCGGTGACCGTCCGCCACGCAGCGCCCAAGTAATACTTCATCAGGCTGTTGGCGGAATCCCACCACACAGCACCGTTTTTAGGGGAGCTGGGCGTCGTACCCTGCGAGTACGTATCCATGGTGTTCAGGGACGCCAATGCAGTCCCGTCTACCGTCAATCCGTTCGGTAGGTTGGGGGCTCCAGTCCCCGCAGCGTTGGTAACCGTGTTTACTTTGATCGTTGCCATATCACACCACCACCCATCGAGAACCAGAAGGGATGGTCACTGTTACCCCACTGGCGATTGTTATGTCCCCCACGCTGCTTCCGTTCTCGTCCGCAGGCATGGTGTAGTCCGCAGTGACCGTTTGGGCGTTTCTGACGATTGCGACACCGCCGCCAGCAAACGCGGAGAACCCCGCTGGGTACGTGATGAAAACGTCTTTGGTCCCCGCACCGAAGTTAACCAGTGCACCAGCGTTGCTGGACGCAAGGACTGTCGTTCGGGAGAGAGTCGTGCCAGATGCTGTGTACGTGCCAATGCCTACTTCCCACGCACCGGGGGTTTGATCGACGATCGCGTAGTACGTTGAGTTGCCGGTACCGATGGCGGAAAACGACTGAAATCCTGCGACGGCCCCGGCCAGCGTGATAGTGCCCGTTCCAGTTGTTGTGGTCGTCTCTTTGACGCGGTCTTTTACAACAAGTGCCATGTGCGCCTCTTACGTGGTTGGGGTTGTGGGGATTATCACCCAATTCGGGTCTTGTGTGTCAGGGATTGGTTCCCACAAGCGCCGCCCAATTGCTTGGTCAAAAATGGTAATCGCTTCTTGCAGTCGTACCTGCGCGTTGACGTTACTGCGTGGTGTGTCGTTGGCGATGGTGCTCTCCGACGTCGCAGCAAATACTGCGGCCTGCGTGGTAGCCGCCATGGACGCCAGCGCTGACTCGACGGCCATGGCAAGGATAGATGTACGCGTGGTAAGAACCTCGGACGCAGTGCCTTGCTCGGCTCGCAGGACAGCAAAATTCTGCCGTACTGCCACGGCGTCTGCCGCAGCCACGGTATCGCTCACAGTTGCGGGGAGCGTTCGCAACGCCGCCGTCTGGTCAGCCGCTACCGCTGCATCACTGACAAAGCCCAGTACCGCAATGTTGGCAACGCCGGTGTCCGAAGCAACAGCCGTCTCTGACCGCGAGGAAAGAACTTGGATGTTTGTTGTCTGGGTGTCCACCACCACAGCCGACTCCGCACGGGAAGCGCGGATTGCCACCAGCGTAGTGCCAGTGTCCGTTGCGGTGACCAACTCGGCCCGGGTAGCGCGGTAGCGCATGCGGTTTACCACCGCATCCAGCGCAAGTGCGTACTCCACCACGTTTACGGGGACCACGCGGATTGCAACTTGGGTGTGCGCAGCAACGGCAGCTTCAGCCACCGATGATGGCACGCGTTTGTACCCAACTTGCGTATGGGTAGCGGTTGCCAGCTCGGACCGGGCTACACGGAACCGGGCACTGGCCGTCTGTGTGTGAGTGGCCGTGGCCAATTCTGACGTTGCTACACGGAACCGGGCGGTCGCCGCTTGGGTGTCCGCAGCAACGCTGGTTTCGGAGACAGCCGTAACCGCGCCTAACAGCGCCGCTTGGGCATCCGCAGCAACGCTAGTTTCGGAAACGAACACCTCATACCGTACCCCGCCTGCAAGTGTGCTGAACGGGGCTTGGGAAAAGGCGGCGTTTCCAAACATGCGATATTAAGCTGTGGTCAGCTCAGCCTCGGTGAACCAGCGCTGCTGGGACTCTCCGGCCGCATCGCTCCACTCGATCAGATAAGACACGCTGCCGTCGGTTTGGTCCATCTTGAACCCAACCACCGGGCCTGTGGGCACGGCGGGGGTCTTGAGGGTGACGACTTGACCTTTTTGAAATGCTAGAGCCATGTCGTTCTCCGATTAAGCAGCATCAAGGCTGAACGTGTAGGTCAGGGTCAGCGTATCACCAGACACCACAGCGCGATCACCGGGAGCGGAAAAATCGCCAGCCGAGAACAAAATGCCAGTTGTGCCACCCTTGGTGTTGTTGCTCGTCAGGAACGCGCCGCCGATGGTGGTCGTGCCGTTGATCGAGAACGTGGCAGGAGAAGCTGTGTTGGAGGCAACCGAAGGATCGGCTGTAGTGGGAACGCCAAACGTGCACACGGGGCGAGTTGCTTCGCTGTACGCGGTCACTTCGGTCCAGCCAGCGTGCGAAGCCATCGTGTCGCTGGCAGCGGGGTTGTTGGACGCGCCAGCGCCATACACGCCCAAATACCAAGCAGCGGTGTACGCGCTACCGGTAAAATACTTGGCGTTCATGTCTTGCAGACCGACGTTGACCACCAAATTGTGGGTGCTCGCTGTCCACTTCAAATTGCCTTCGGAATCGCGGCACTCGATGGCAAACACGCCACCACCTCGAATACCCTCAGTAGACCCACCGCCAACAGCCATAGCGCACTGCACCTCGTCTGTTGCTTTCGACTTGTCGTTAAGCATGTCAAGCTCCTTATGAAAAACGAATGATCGCAGAGCTGGCTGTATTGCTTGGCATCTGCACAACAAAGATCGTCGAGGTCGTTTTGTCGGCCCCGAAGTCCAACACGGCAACGGCCTTATTACCCTTGCTCGCATTGTATATTAGCGCTCCTCGCGCTGTAAACTCGGCGGGCGTCCAACTGGCGTCCGCAAAATCAACGTAGGCCACTGGGCCGTCCGACATAACTGTCACGCCGGTCAAAGCGATGCCACCAGCGATATACCCAGTTCCAGAGACTTCGGAGTCTGTGGAATACACAGTAGTTGTCGGCCCTAGTCCCGCGCTAGAGGTGTACAGGGCAATGTAAAACGTATCAACCGTAAAGTTGTGGACGGCTTCCAAAACTTCTTTTTTGAAGCTGTTGGTTAGCGTTTGAGAAATTGCCATAACGTGCTACTCAATTTACAGGGTTGCGAACCTGGCCATCACGATACGCATCCATGCGTTGCTTGCCGTCACCCAGATTTTTAAGCAGCGCAATTGCCTGCACGTACATGTCTTGGTACAGCTTGACAAGATCTGCCTCGCCCTTCATGTACCGGATTGCCTCGACCAACGCGCCGTTCAGGAGCGCCGAATCAAAGTTATCGCCAAGCCATGTTTGCCCAGCTGTAACAATCGACTCTGGATAGTAGTAGTAATGCAACTCGGCTTCGTACGCAATGTTGGGGGTGGGGCCAACCATAAAAGTTAGCTCGTTCTGGTAGTCGGAGCGTGGGCCAAAAATTGCGTAGTGTTTTGGGGTGCCGGTACTGTTTGGGTTTGGGTACGCTTCGCGGATGAAGTTAACGTCTTTGTTGAGCAAAAACGTGTAGTTGCCTTGCGCGTCCACAATGGCCAGCGAATACACCGACAAAAAGTCCAGAGGGGTGCTCAAATATTTGTTATTTGCCGTCAAAGTCCCCGTGACGTTTTTGCGCAGATTGGCTAACTGCACCGTGTTGTAGATGCGCTGCTCTGCCTGCTTTGTAAACAGCGCGTACTCGTCCTCTGTGAACTGGTTTTCACAGATGTCCGCAATGTTTGCTTTGAGCTCGGTGTAGTCCATCAGAACCTCAAGCCATTGGACCCCGGGCCATCAAACCCTTGGTGGCAGCACCTGTACCGCGAACCTTGATGCCGCTGGTCTTGGTAGCGTACTCGCCCTT